GAGTCGGATCTGGTCAAACGCCAAGTCCGAGGCGGTGACAGCAGAGTTTTCGCCAGCAAAGTAGCTGGTGAATCCGCTGGCCCGGCGAGGCAGCAGGGTAACGCCAGCACCCATTGGATAAACACGGGCTTCGCGGCGAGCCACACCGAACTCTTCGACGTTGCGAATAATGGCCGCTTCCATCACTTCGGGAACCAAATAGCCACCCTTGGTGTTGTCGCTGCCACCCATCGCGGCTTGGATGCCGTGATTCTTCAGCCATTCGGTAGCGCCTTGGTTGCCCTGCACGCTGCGAATGAACTGGCCAGCGATAAACGCTTCCTTTTCTGCGTTTGGCCCAGCATACGAACGGATGCTGCCGATAGCCTTCGCGGACGCTGGAACCTTGACGGCACTAACGTTGATGTCACCGTTGGCGACAACTTCCTCGACTTGCTTGTCGTCGCTGAACCGCTGGCGGGCAATCGCCTTCTGTGCGGCTTCGACCTTCAGCATCCGGTCGAGCTTGGCTTCCAGTTCGCCGAGCTTGCCGACCAACTCGCCCTTGCCCTGAACCTCGTCGATTTCCTTTTCTTCGTCAGCGTTCAAGTCACGCTGGTCGCCTTTGGCAACAGCCAAAATCGCAGCAACGCGGTCGTGCTGCTCCTGAATCGCCTCTCGCAATTCCTTTACAGTCTTCATGGTCATTCCTTTTTTGTGCCGACTGTCAGGCAGCAAAAAAAGAAATCGACTGCGACAGCCGACGTTGTTTTCCAAACGTCAGCCCGTCGAGTCGATGACAACCGAACTCTAGCGGGAGGTTTTCAAAATGTGCGGCGGGAACATCCCACCGCTGGGAATCATACGCTTTCTAAGTTACGAATCAAGTGTCACGGCTTTTTAGTCGTATTGCCCGCAGTTTTGCGGCAATCAGTTTTGGAAACCGCTGCTCAACCGGCGTGGCTGGCTTGGCGGCGTCGAACAGTTCCTGAGGCGGATGGCGGAACATCGACGCCGATGCCATCGCCTTCGGTGCGTCCTTGATGTCGACCACCTCATCGACCAGCCCAATGGCCAGCGCCTCTTTGGCGGTAAACCAAGTCTCACTGGCCACCATCGCCAGAATCTCTTCCCGGCTGGCGTCCATCTTGGCGGCATAGGCATCGACCAGCGTCTCGCTGTACTTGTCCAGAATGTCCGCTGTTTTCCGCATTGCCGCCGCGTCACCAATGGCAATCGTGTGCGGCTGGTGAATCATGACCATCGCCCGCGGTGCGGCCGTCACTTTGAACCCGCTAACCAGAAACAAGGTCGCCGCCGAGGCTGCCAGTGCGTCAACGCTGACCGTGACCTCGCCGCTGTGCCGCCGCAGGTTCTCTACCGCTGCAACTGCCTCATCGACGCTGCCGCCAGGCGAATTCACCCGCACGCTGATCGGCCCGTCGCCCAGCATCCCCAGTGCTTCGACAATCGAATCGGCCCCGATGAATCCCCAGTCCGCTGGCCCAATCTGGCCGTAAACAAACATCTCCCGCGTCTTGTCGTTAATTCGCAGCATCGCACAGCCTCCATTCCAAGTCGAAGTTAAAGTCGTTCCTGTCCGGCATTCTGCTTGGCCGGTAACATCCAAACTGCTCCATGTACGCAACCGCACCGGACAGCGAATTGTCTGGCAGTCCGTCGTAATGCCTGAACCCGTCGGCATCCGTTTCGTGAATTACCCGCTGGACGGCTCGCCGCCGGAAATACGGTTCCATTGTTTTGAGGATCGCAAGGTCCATGCCCTGAGCATCAGTGACCAGCGTCTGAATCTGCTGGATGCCAGCCCACTGCAGGAACTCGCAAAGGTTGATAACCTGCACCTCAATCTCGGCTTGTTCGCTTAAATCCGCTTGCGGGTACATCTGGCGAGCCTGTTCAGTACAAACGCCCAGGCTGCTGCTGACGCCGCCGGTGTTGTAGACCCGCATCTTTGCTTGGCCTGTCGCCTCGCCGCAGGCCGCTTGAACAACATGGAAGATGTTGCTTAAGTGCGTGTTGTGCTGCCGCAGGTAGGCTGCCGCTTCCGGCAGCGGCTCAAACATGAAAAAGCGGTCGTGGCCTTGCAGTAGTCGCAAGGTCTCGGCACAGCCTTTATTCGGCCCGACACAGACGAAGACACGTTCACTCATAGGCTGGTCAGCTCCTTAACGCCGTCAGCACGCCATGCCGCAAGCAGCGACTGCACCGCCGCCACAAACTCGGCAGGTTGCTTGTCAGCTGCCGCCAGCAGTGCCTCCTTGTGACGCTGACAGTATCCGGCCGCATCGCAGTCTTCCGCACCAGCCGTCGACTCGAGCCGCTCCTGCCAGCGTGTGTAAAAGCCGTCGACCCATTCAACGAAGTTCTTAGCCCGAAGTCCTCGCTGCTCGATCCGGTTGCACTCGACGCCGACCATATGCTGCAGCTGGGCCTGTGCGGCTGGCTCCACCGCCTCGCTTGTCGACCTGTCCGGCAAGCTTGATTCGCCTGTAGCAGGGTCCGTGATCGTCGGGTCAATCATCGGGTTGGCAAACTTGTCGCCGCCGTCGTATGGGTTCATGTCCAGCTTGGCCCTCGCTTCATTGGGGCTTATGATTCGATTCATAATTCCTTGCGCCAATGAGTTGATCGTCGTTTGCGTGTCCGTCATGATCAGCGTTTGTCGGTTGAACTTGAAGTAGTACTGGTCGGCCATCTTCTCCCGGTCGGTTAATAGCTTGGACCGGCACTGCATTTCCCATTTGATTAGCCAGCGGTTGAGGCACGACTGCAGTTCAGACAACTGCTTTTGCTCGAGGCTCGAGGAGCTGCTGCGTGACTCATCGCCTGGCATCGACTCCAGCCCGAACCACAGCATGATGTCCGTGCGGTTAAACTTCTGCTGTTCGACGAACTGGGCGTCGTGGTTGCTCATCGTCAGCACGTTGGCCGTCACGCCTTCACGCAGCAGGCCGACCAGTTCGCCGTCTTCGTTGTGGTGCTTGCGGAAAGTTGTCAGGAACTCCGACGCCTGCTTCTCGTCACGGAATGAACCCGGCGGAGCTTGCAGCATCATCCGGCCAGTGAATCCTTTTTCCGACTGCTTCGTCGCCAGCCGCTGACCGTTCAGGCCCATCGACAGCGACTCCCTTGCAACGCTGGCAAACGACTTGCCCTCGACGCCGTCGTAGCCGAAGCCTTGGATGTGCAGGACATCCCGGTCGTGAATCACAACGGTCGTCTCTGGGTTGGCGGTCATCGCCTCCTCAAAGTTGCCGGAATAGGCAGCGATGCGGTCGTGGTCCATGTTTGGATTGGTCACGTGGTACTTCTCGCCGCCAACCATGTAAGTCTTGGTCCGGTCAGGCATCAGCGGCAGCAGCTCCGTCGGCCTGCCTGCTTGGCGAATCACTACCGCCCGGCCGTTGCCCCAGCCGATGGCGTGGCCCTGTATCGTTTCCTTCCAAACGTCGGCGGTCTGATAGTCGTTAGGCTGCCACCGCAGCAGGTTCCAAGCTGCATGGCCGATGCCGTCGTCGCTCCCGCCGCCCGGTAGCTTGCGGCGAATCTCCAGCGGCATCTGGCCGACCATGCCGCTAATCTTCGACATCGCGTACCACACGCCAGCCAGTCCCAGCATTGTGTGCGGATTGACTGGCGTCACGCCGTCATCGGTTCCATTGAACCACTTCAGCAAGCCGTTAATTCCGAATCCCATCCGTGCCACTCCGTTAGCCGATAAACAAGTTGCCTGTGAACTTCGACTTGCAAACCATCACTGCCCGCATTGCCATCAGCGACGCCACCGCCGCATCAATCTTCTCTTTGCTGTGCTTCTTGTCCGGCATCACCTGATCGCGGCTGTTGCGGTTGATGCTCATGTTAAGGGCACACCACCGCAGCACCGAGTCGTTGATTGCCGGACGTAGCCGACCTTCCGCCGCCGCATTCTGGAACTCGAGCAGCACTTCGTTGAAATGGTGATGGGCCTGCGGCATCTTCACCGCCGTCAGTCCGGCCGCATCCAGTTCGTCGCCAAGCTGGCTGGCGTTGTACGGGTCAAACGCCACCATCTGGATGCCCAGCTGTTCGCATTCATCCAGCAGCGAATCACGCAGGCTGGCCACGACGTAGCGGCACTTCACCAGCTGGCCGCCATGTATCCAGTGACTCCACGGCTGCTGGGTCAAGTCCCGCCTCGACTCCTCGCTGATAAACGCCCGGCTTCGCATTTCGTAGCGGTAAACCGGCCGCAGGTTTCCGGCAGCGTCTTCCGATTCGCCGACCTTGAACCTTGCCACCAGTCCGTATGCCGCCAAGTCATCCTTGCCGCCCAGGTCCACGCCCGCAGCAATGGCGTCGGCTTCGTCCCAGTTCGATAGCGGTGCGGCGATGCTGTCCCACAGTTCGGCCGTGATGCCGTTCTCGACGCTGCTGACGGTGCGGTTGCAGTGATACCGCATGAAGTCGTGCCGAGCCTGCGGCTTGTTCTTGGCCTTGGTCGCCTGCTCGGCCAGATAGTCGAGCTTCACCGAGACGCCAAGATTTGGATTGGCCTTGACCCAAACGGCCGAGTCGAACGGGTCGTCGGTCTCGTCAATCTCGTAGATGATGCCGAACGTGCTGTCGTCCTGCCAGTCGCCTTTGATGACGCCGCGGGTGTAAGCCAGTTCCTCGTTGTAAATTCGGCTGCGGTCGTTGCCTGCCGTCGTGATCATTACCTGCATCGGCTGAGTACGTGCGGCACTGCCTGTCGTCATCGTGGCATAAAAGTCCCGGTGGTATTCCTGCCACGCATGCAGCTCGTCGAAGAAAACGCCGTGGGGGTTGAGCCCGTCATACGGCCGGTCGCTGCCCAGTGGCCGAAGGAAAGAATTGGTTGCCTCAAATGCCACGTTGTCTTTGGTCACGCTGGCATGCCGCCCAAGGTACGGCGACTGCCGCAGCATCCGGTTTGCTTCCTTGTGAATGATGCGAGCCTGATCCAGCTTGGTCGCACCGATATAGACTTCGGCCCCAGCCTCGCGGTCGGCCGCCGTCAGCAGCAGCGCCAGCCCGGCACAGTAAGACGACTTGCCGTTCTTCCTGGCAACGCTGATAAACGCCCTGCGGAAACGGCGGGTGCCGTCCTCCCGTTCCCAGCCGAACAGGTTCCAGTTAATGAACGCCTGCCACGGTGACAAGTGAAACGGATGGCCGACGAACTCGCCGATTGAATGCCGCAGCAGCAGCGGGAAGAACTGGCACGAACGCTCGGCCCGCTGCTGGTTCAGCCGGTAGGGAAAGTCCGGCGTTTGCTGCCGTGACAAGTCTCGCTGGTATCTGGCCACCGCCGACTTAACCATGTCGCACGCAACCACCGAGCCATCCTGCACGTCGTCGCAGTAGCTTGTCAGGGTGTCGCGATACGCATGAGCTTGAATCAACCGATGCCTGCTTTCATAAATTCAGCAAACGGGTCTTGTTCTTTTTTTGGTTCTTCAACTTTCATGGCGGCACGGTCAATCGGAGAAAGTCCGAATTGCCTTGCCAGCCTGTCGTACTGTGCCGATAATTTAAGGTAGGTCGTAATCAGCTTGACATCGACAGCCGACTGCTCAATTGCTATTTGAACGTCGTTGAGTTGTTGACGAATAAAACTGAGCTGATACAACTTCCCCTCGTCGCAGTTTTTCAGCACGCAGTCAGGTAGTGTGTCCAGCACAATTTGCCATTGCCGCTTGCCGTCCTGACGCAGTGATTCAGGTGGCGACAACTGCAGCGGTGCAGATGGAAACGCAGCAGCCTCAAGACGGGTTGCGTGTCTGTCCTGGCGGTACGTTCCATCCAGCTTGTGCTTCGACGCCAACTTCGGCTTACGTCCTTGTCTTCCTTTGTAACCGGCCATCGCAATAAAGCTCCGCAGTTCGTTTCTGTTCGTCGCGTTTCTGATTCGTACAGTGACTCAAATGCAAAAAAATAACCTTACACAACTGAAGCCAGCGGCCTCCAGCGGGCCACCATCAAATCGCTCAATTTGACTGGGTGGGGGGAAAGG